GGGCAAGGTCCAAGTTGACCTCGCCTGCATCGCGCTCGCAATCTCAGAGCTTGGCGAAGCCTGCGAAGCCATTCGCAAGCCGCGCCGGGATGACCATTGCCCGGAGTTCAGCAACCTAGAGGTTGAGCTGGCGGACTGCATCATCCGGCTTATTGACTTCGCTTCGTGCCGTGGCCTTCGCGTCCCGGCCGCGATGGTTGCCAAGGCGAACCACAACAAAAGCAGGCCGGCGAAACATGGGAAACTAGCCTGATATGTGCGCCATACTCAAACACAACGGCGAAGAGATTGAAACAATCGGAGAGCTTAGAAAGGTTATGCAAAAGCTTGTTAAACACCCCAGCTATACGGCAACACCAACGCCCATCCCGGCGTCATACGACGAAACCTGCCTTTGCCCGCTTGACCTCATAGCCACCGGAGCGGCAAACGGATTCAAAGTTGAATACAAACGCGGAGATTACGAGGTTGTATCTTGACCCACACCCAAATGAACCCTTCCGAAAAACTCATCAACGCCGCGCAGACGGCGGACTTGCTAGTCCAAGATTTGCGAGAGCTTCACAGGACGTTATGCGTTGAACGCCCGAAGCTTTCCGAGTCAATGGCCGGGGAGCTTGCCTACGACCTGCTCCAAGATGCGGTTCTTTTGAAACAGAAACTTGAAAGGATTGCGCGATGACTTACGACGAACTCATATCAAAGAAGGTAAAGAAGCCCTTGGCGCATGGTTTTGAGCCGGTGCGCCCGATTAACGCGAATCTGTTTCCGTGGCAAAAGCTGATTGTCGAATGGGCTATCAGGCAGGGCCGCTGCGCCCTGTTTGAAGATTGCGGCCTTGGCAAAACGCTTCAACAGCTGGAATGGGCTTGGCAGGTTGCCGAATATACCAAGGGAAGCGTTTTGATACTCTGTCCTCTTGCCGTCGCAGCGCAAACGGTTGCCGAGGCTGAAAAATTTGGCTTTCCCAAAGTTCACCACATACACCATCCAGATGAACTCACCGGAAGCGGAGTGTTCATCACAAACTATGAACGGCTTGAACTTTTCAAGCACGTCATTCCGAACGTGTCCGGCGTTGTATTAGACGAATCCAGCATCCTGAAAAGCTTCATGGGTAAAACGCGGATTGCGCTCACGTCTGCATTTTCGCAGACGCCTTACCGACTCAGCTGCACCGCAACACCTGCGCCCAACGACTACATAGAGTTTGGTCAACAGGCTGAGTTCCTTGGCGTGACTACATATCAAGTCATGCTTTCAACCTACTTCATAAACGACACCGCAAACACCGGAGACTGGCGTTTGAAGCGACACGCACGCGGCGAGTTCTGGAAATGGGTTTCAACATGGGCGGCTTGCGTTTCTAAGCCTTCGGACATTGGGTTTGCCGATGAAGGCTTTGAGCTTCCACCGCTCAAAATTCATTCGCACATCGTTGCCGTTGACCAAACGCACGGACGAGGTGATGAGCTTTTCAGGAATGCCAGCCTGAGCGCGACCAACATACACCGCGAAATGCGTGTGACCTGCCCGGCCCGCGTTGCCAAGTGCGCCGAGCTTGTGAATTCATCTGCCGAGTCGTGGGTTGTTTGGTGCAATACGAATCAGGAGGCCGACGAATTAAAGGCCGCGATTCCCGACGCTATTGAAGTCAGAGGAAACGACAAGCCGGAACACAAGGAATCCAAGCTTGGCAAATTCACACGCGGCGAGGCTCGCGTCATTATCACCAAGCCGTCAATCGCCGGCTACGGGTTGAACTGGCAGCATTGCGGCAATCACGCATTCGTTGGCCTGTCCTACTCTTTCGAGGACTTTTACCAAGCCATGAGGCGCGGCTATCGGTTTGGCCGCTTCGGGGATTTCAACTGCCATATCATCCAAGCTGACACCGAAACCAGCGTGGCGGCGGTTGTCCGTCAGAAAATGCAGCAACACGAAGAAATGAGGAACGAAATGAAACTAGCAGCCGATTCATTGCGCAACGAATCAGACAAGTCACTTGTGGTCAACGAATCAATTCATTACGAGGAATCGCCGGGAGCGTGGCGAGTTCACAACGGCGATTGCGTCCGCGTTGCGCGGTCAATGCATGACAACTCCGTTGGCTTCTCTGTTTTTTCTCCACCTTTCGCCGATTTATTTGTTTATTCAAACGCGGTGGAGGACATGGGGAATTGCGCTAGCTTAGCTGACTTCATGGAGCAGTTCAACTTTCTGGTGGACGAGCTTATGCGCGTTACCCAGCCGGGCCGACTGTGCGCAGTGCATTGCTCCGACCTATTGGCTACAAAATGGAAAGACGGAGAGATTGAACTGAAGAACTTCAGCGGAGAACTTTGCGAATCGTTCCGCGAACGCGGATGGCTCTATCATTGCCGAGTCACCATTTGGAAGGACCCTGTTGTCGAAATGCAACGCACCAAGAGTTTGGGATTGCTTCACAAGCAACTGCTAAAGGATTCTGCAATGTCTCGGGTTGGCTCACCAGAATACGTGCTGGTGTTTCGCAAGCCCGGAGTCAACGCGAATCCCATCTCGCACAATCGCGAAAATTATCCGGTTGAACTTTGGCAGCGCGACGCATCGCCAGTGTGGATGGACGTGAACCAGACGCGCGTTCTCAATGGCGCGGTGGCACGCGACAACTCCGACGAAAAGCACATTTGCCCGCTTCAGCTCGACGTGATTGAGCGGCTGCTGCGACTATACACAAACCCAGGCGATTTGGTTTTTTCACCGTTTACGGGCATTGGCAGTGAGGGTTATTGTTCCGTGAAAGCGGGGCGCAAATTCATCGGCGCGGAGTTGAAAGAAAGCTATTTCAAGCTCGCGTGCCGTCACCTAAAACAAGCTGAGGAAGAATCTCGCACGCTTTTCAAACTAGCCTAACTCAACACACACAATGAACACAGAAACACAAGCACTAGCAACACAACCGCAGACGCAAGAACGCTTCTCGGCATTCTCAACTCCTGCCGCATTCGAGGCCGCGCAGCGCATGGCGAAGCTTCTAACCTCTAGCAGCATCGTTCCGCAGACTTACCGGGAAAACCTTGCGGATTCAGTCATCGCGCTGGAAATGGCCAACCGCATCGGGGCTAACCCTTTGGCCGTCATGCAGAACCTTTACATCGTGCATGGACGCCCGGCTTGGAGCAGTCAGTTTCTTATCTCTTGCATAAATGCGAGCGGAAAGTTCTCGCCACTGCGTTACAAGATTACCGGCACGAAAGGCAGCGATGAATGGGCTTGCGCTGCGTGGGCCATCGATAAGAGCGGCGAGCGATTGGAAGGGCCGGAAGTTTCCATTGCCACGGCCAAGGCCGAAGGGTGGTATCAAAAGAACGGCAGCAAGTGGAAGACCATGCCCGAATTGATGCTTCGCTACCGCGCCGCAACTCTCTTTGCCCGTCTCTACGCTCCCGAGCTAACCATGGGCATTCAGACTGACGACGAGGTGATTGACATTACTCCCATCGTGACTGACCCCGTGCTGCGTGCCAAGCCGGCGAACGCTCAGGTTACGAAGCCAGAATTGCTAGAGGCCCCCAAACCCGAACCGCTCGCCAAGGTCGCACGCGGCTTGCTGAATCTGGCTGGCATTCCTGAGCCCGAGCTTGTTGCGTTCCTTCACCAAACGGCGGGCGTTGACGAAACGCTGGCGACTCTTGACGAGATCGATGCCATGTCGCCGGACGCGCTAAAGAAGGCGTGCGAAAGCTGGAAGACTGTTGAGAAAACTATTAAATCGGCGAAAAAGTAACACAACGACCAAGCTCAGCCACAGCGCGACTATGACAAAAGAAGCTGAAAACCTGCAAACTGCGCTCGCCCTGAAACAGCGCTCCGAAGCCGACAGACGCGAAGCGCTGTTGGCTGGAGCGCGTGGTTCGGCGGACGGCCGTCAACACAAGCTGGGCGTCCAGCTATACAATGCCGCGTGTGCCTACGCACTGTGGCAGGACAGCACCGCCAGCGGCGACTATGACATGGCGATGGCGTTCTCAAACAACCTCGAAGAAGCGGCAGACGCATGGGCACAAAGATAAGTCCGCCGAACAAACATATGAACGAACAAACCATTTCGGTGAAGATTGATGTCTCCAAGATTGAAAAGGCCCGGCTCTTTAAGGGGTCGAAAGGCACATATTTGGACGCGCTACTTATCCCAAAACGCAGCGACTACGGCGACGACTTTATGATTGTCCAAAGCGTCAAAAAAGAGGAGCGCGAGCAGGGCATCAAGGGGCCGATTATTGGCAATGCGAGATACATCA